GTGCATAGTTTTGTAGTTAAGGGGAAGACGTATTACACGGCTGACAAAGACCTTCGGAAGTGATCGTTTCCATAGATTCACTGAAAAAATCATACTCACCATTTTTACACATGAAAATATTTTGTTTCGTATCGTCTTCAATATTCTTTAAGAGTTCGGTAAGCCAATCATACTTGTCTGACCAAACGTCTTCTTGCATTAATCGTATAACCCTAAAACCATTCTCGTTTGCATCTACTTGCTTGACTAAATCAACTGCGTGCCTATCTTCAAAAGACGATTTCCAATGCTCGACATCTTCAAAATGCCCTATTCCATCTAATTCAATTATCACAGATTTTTCTTTGATGCAGAAGTCGAATGGGTAATAGCAATTGGTTTTTGGATTTTTACACCAATTCGCTTTAAATTGAAATGTGAGACCAGGGTAGTGACTAATTAAGTAATCATATACCTTCTTTTCAGTTTTATTATAGCAAGTGGGACACCCACGTCCATGGAGGTGATCATCGGGGGTTTGTGAAAAGTAAATTTTGCATGTCAGACACCAGATAAGAACCGGTTTCTTAGCCGTATCATATTCGACTTTATCGTACAGAAATTTCCCTTCTCCGTGTTTCGCAATTGCCTTTTCTTCGAATTCGTCTGCAGCTTTCTTTCTCTTTCGTCTAGCGACCTCCCTCATTTTTTCCAATCCACAATTGGGACACCCATATCCATGGAGGTGATCATCGGGGGTTTGTGAAAAGTAAATTTTGCATGTCAGACACCAGATAAGAACCGGTTTCTTAGCCGTATCATATTCGACTTTATCGTACGTATATCTACCCTTTCCATGTTTTGCAGTTGCCTTTTCTTCGAATTCGTCTGCAGCTTTCTTTTTCCTACTCTGCCCCCTCCTGTTTTTATTATAGCAAGTGGTACACCCACGTCCACTGAGGTGATTATTGGGGGTTTGTGAAAAGTAAATTTTGCATTTCGGACACCAGATAAGAACCGGTTTCTTATACGTGACATAATCGACTCTATCGTACAGATATGTCCCTTCTTCATGTTTCGCAATTGCCTTTTCGATGAATTCGTCTCGCGTTAGTCGTCTCACCATCCCCAATTTAAAACTCAACACCCATCCTCTTTAACTGTATTCTTTATCTCAGCCAACAAAAATCTACGATAGATACAATGGTTCATGCAGAACGAATACATGAAGAAATACGTGTTTTAAACATAAAAGACGAAACATTACTATCGTTTCGTGTTTTTGAAAATTTCAATAAAAGGCTCGACCAATTTAAGACGGTATTAATGGGGTTGTTCCCAGACCGCGTTAAATTGACAGAGGAAGAAGAGAAAGAAAGGGAACTTCTCGACAACTATTTTAAAACCCTGGATGAATTGTTTCCCGAATTAGCGGCTAAGTGGAGGAGGCGTATTTAAAGGTTACTCGCGTCTATATACAAATGACAACTCATCGTAGACCTATCCGTAACGTGGAACGCGTGATTCCTAGAAGTTCGATTTGTCGTTCGTGTTCAGAAGACCGAATCTCGTGGGATGAATACTTCATGCGGACCGCCGAACTCGCATCCATCCGCTCCCCGTGTGAGCGACTCAAGGTTGGTTGTGTTCTCGTCAAGAATAACAGGCTCATTAGTATGGGATACAATGGGTTTCTCGCGGGAACCGACCATCAATCTATAGTGCGTAATGGACACGAACAGGCTACTATTCATGCGGAGATTAACTCCATTACGGATGCAGCAAAGCGTGGTGTCTCCATAGACGGGGCTGTAGCCTACATTACACACTATCCCTGTCTTAATTGTTTCAAGGCCCTAGCCAGTAGTGGAATCAAGAAGATTTACTACAAGAATGATTACAGAAACGACCCGGTTGTGGAAGAACTGGGGTACGGAATATCTTTGGTAAAGTTATAAGATGCCGTGTCCCATATGCACAGGAGCTCTCGTTTCGAAGGCCGCCGCCAGTGCTGCCGCCGTGATAGGTGCTGCGAAACAAGTAAAAAAGACACGAAAAAAACCTAAACCTAAAAATAAGTGAGCATGATACTCATCGACCAAATAGTACGCTATATGTCCAAAGATATCATGTTACCCTCACGTTGTCACGCGACTAAAAAGGAACTTGTGTGTATAAAGAGTTGTTGTGACTGTAAAATTTTCTGTAAAAAACCACCGAAGGGTTCTGTACCCGCGGTGGTACTATTAAAGAATAAATCCCCATAAAGAGTAATGAACTCCAAGATTCCTACTCATATTTTACAGGTGCTTCAAAGTCGAGAGCTTTCTATGCCACAGAAAATGATGGCCTTCACCATGCTCATGCCGAATATACCCGCTGATCCAAAACACGAAGTTATGTATAACCAAAATATAGATGTTGGATACACTATCAAACGTCTTGTGGACGAGAAAAAGATTCGTCTTGATGGTTTTGATAAGGATTTTAAGCTAAAGGTGACCGTCGAGCCCTAGGACTTCTGTGCCAACTTTGATACACAAATTCCCCGTCGGTATACACGATTTCGATATCTTCCAGATTATAGAGTTTCCATATATTCTCTAATCGTTCCTGGAAGATATCCTTTTCATGTTGACTGAGTTTATTATACGAACGTCTATAAATGGTGACCATTAGTAATCCTTTGTGGTCTTCTAACTCATGAATTAGTTCTATAAAAGCTTCTTCAAAATATACCGTGACAGCTTCAAACATCTTATATGCATCGTGGAGACGTTGAGGTTTATCGGAGTTTTTTGTAGTTAGAAGCATTGTTTACCATCGTTTTTAAATTTATACCCTGTTAATAACGCTATATCTCTCATTTGCTTCTGGATCAGCCTGTGCGGGATCGATGATAGTTGTTTGTTTCATACGAAATACCCCTTTCGCTTCCTTCAAATTACCTGGTTCATATGGAATAGAGGAATGATGGAGGCAGATGCGCACTTTACCATCGGAATTGCGCTTGTAACCAAATGTATATTCAACATCTGAAATTTCACCAGTTGTGGCACACGTAAATTCATAGGTACCCATTGCGATTGCTACCTGGTTGTGACAATCGATTTGGTGATTGTTGAAGACAACTTTACTAAACCCCTTTTTAGCGTTGATGGCGAAGCCTTGGTCTTCTTTGTATCCACCAATTACGGCATCATGTCCCACGAAATAAGACATTGCATCGTTGGCTGTGGGACGAAACTGTCGTTCTACGGCTTTGGTGGGTTTGAACAATACATTAGAATGGTCGTATCCATATAATTCACCTGCACGCTCACTGGCAAGTTTTACGTAATCACCGCCAGTTAGGAAAGAAGTTGAAATATCTACGATAGATTGTGCCCAAAAGTTCTGTGCATCTATGACTTCCTCTCTTGTTACGTGTTCATCATCATTTGGAGGAGTACGCAGATTATCGATGAGATGTGAGGCTTCATCCATAGGGGGAGAATATCTAGAGCGTTGATTAGCGTCGGGATCATACTGAGCTGGGTCGTACATTAGACCATCGGTACTACGTGTAACCTGTGAAGGGATATGAGTGGTCATCGGCTTAGTTTTAGTTCTAAAATGCATACCCCGAGCTGCATTAATTTCTGTGTCATATTGTTCGGGGTCTACGATTGCTTTAGTTCTAATATTGCGTGTAATTCGAAAAGGTGTGATAGTTAGCGACATTTTGATGTTTAACGGTTTTATTCTTTAAATTCCAGAAAGAACAAGCGCACGATGGAAACTCAGTTGAACGAATAATACATGCACTATCGGTTCTATAATTTCATAACCTGGAATCGGAACGTTATACATAAAATATATAGTTCCATATAAACTCCATAAAGTTACGAAGACGTTCATAGCATATAAGTTTCCGTATATGACCAAAATTGCGTTACAACTAATATCATACCATTTCACATAAAAATTATGTGGAAAAAATAAATGAAACGTTATTCCATTTGTATAAACAAACAGTGCCGACCGAGAACCGGTGTCTAAATAGTGGAATAAATAAGGTGTTAAACCTAACGCACACAGGTGATTAGGTTTAACTCTCCCAGTAATTGACCACATGATATTTTTTTACTTCTTAGCTTTATCTTGGTTTGGGCGAATGGCCCATTTGTTCTCTTTACGGAACTTTTCATAATCAATTTCCTCAATTTTGAAGAACTTTTTGATGAGTTCCTTGATGGGGTGTGCCACCTCCGTCTTTTTGGGTTCTCCGTCCTCATCATAAGATGGGGGCTTTCGCTTCCCCTCACCCGGAGCCTCGGCGGGTTCGACAAAATCGTTTTTCTTGGCGCGAACCACGACACGTGGACGCACGAAATGTGTTTGTGTAAGCGTTGAAATCATTTTATTGGTTGGTGCGTCTTATCTTTAATAGTGAATGATACCATTCATTGAAAGAAGTGTTTTGGTAAGTCCCATGGCAACTAGACCTATTCCGATTTCTTGATATTCCATCTTGAGTAGACGACCTGCGATAGTCATTGGTAGAACCCATGAAGTGAGTTGGAATGCGGCGTAGTTCGCCAAGTCCGGGTCCGGAAGGGCGGCCTGTACACGGACCGTGCGAACCGGACGCCTAAGTGCAACTTTCTTGGTTTGTAACTTAACGGGAGTCTTTTGAATGTGAATTGGCTTAGCGAGAGCTAACATTTCTAAGTTTTTCAGAAATCTAATCTTTAAACACCTAAGTGAGCCCCACCCCTCCAAGTTTTCATAAAACCTACTACCAACATGAACGTTACTTCTGTCACCGATTACATCCTCAAGCTCGAGAAGCTCAACACTGAGTCTCGCACCAAGATTGAGCAACTCAAGAAGATGCTCACCGAAGCCAACGAAGAGAAGGTTGCCGCGCTCAATGAGCTCAACAACCTCAAGAACAAGTCTCTGTACCACACGACTGCTCGAGTCACCGAGAAGACGTGTGTGAACCAGGGTCTCGTTGAACGTCTCCTCGAACTCGGAGAGATGACTTCCGACTTTTACAAGACTGCCGCCTACAACAGGGGTGCAGAAATCCTTCGCGGACTCGACTACGAGGTTGAATCTGGTGAGAGTGTCATGCACCTCAAGGGTATCGGCAAGTCCATCGCCACCAAGATTGACGAGTACCTCGAAGAGCAGGACCCCGACTACGAGGAGTCTGTTGCCTCCAACGACTATGAGTCTGAAGAGGACACGGAATCTGAAGTGGACAGCGACGATGAGTATTTCGTCAGCTACAATCACGACATCTACGCCATGCTCAAGGACTGTGCCAAGAAGGAATCCAATCCTTACAAGATTCAGGCATATGAGAATGCCGCTGGCGAGATTTACTACCTACCCTTCAGGGTTACCAGTGGCAAGGATGCCATGAACCTTCCGGGTATTGGTAAGTCCATCGCCACCAAGATTGACGATTTCCTCACCAAGTCCAAGGGACCAAACGCTGAGCTGGCGGATTGCTTTCTCAAGCTCGGTAACCTCGAGGATTGTGAGTTCAAATCCGAGGCGTACTGGTACGCCGCTGACAAGCTCCGTGAACTGAAGAAGAACGTCTCTGCTGGCAAGGATGTCAGGCACCTCAAGGGCTTTGGTCCTTCCATCTGTGGTAAGATTGACGAGTTCATTCGCACTGGCACGATGAAGCGACTCCGTGAACTCAACTAAATCCACGAGACCTTGACCTTCTTTTTAGGTCTACGACGACCAAGACGAGAGAGTAAATATACGTAGAACAATAGTCCGTACTTTATCATTCTTAATAAAATTTCAGATTTTTTCTTGACTAATTATAAACAATGTCTCCCCCAGTAGTCGTTTCTGTAGACAAGGCTGGTGATCTTAAGTTTGGTCGTAAGAAGTGCCGTCTCCACAAAAAGGAGGAAGTGGTGAAGGTTGCTAAGAAGTATGGTATTGTGAACCCCGAAAAACTTACAGTTAAAGAGATGTGTGCCGGTCTTAAGATGCGTGCCGCAAACACACCCCTTGCGAGAGATTTACTCCGTCACGCTGCGAAAAGGGGAGTTCGCACGAATAATTTACATTTGTACACTCCTAACAAGAACAACGTTCCCCTCGCCAAACTGTATCCCGAGGCCGCCAAGAAGCGCGCCGCCGCCAAGAAGCGCGCTGAGAAGCGGGCCGAGAAGAAAGCCTTTAACAGGAAGGTTGCGGCTAACTTCATGAGGGGTATGGTGACGAAGCGTATCACTACACCCACACGTAAGGTTGTCAAAGCCGTGATGCCCATGCCAAAACCTAAGCCCATGACAAAGGAAATAGCGAAGCAGAGAATCATGGCAATGAAGGGTCTTACCGGTCGTAACAAATTCGTTTTAGTTAACAGGGTCAATCTTAACCAACATTCACCTCGACGGGTTGTTCGTCTGGCTCGAGAATTGGCGCGTCTTCGGTAATGTCAATTTCACCGTGTTGTTCACCCCAATCTGAGAGGTCGTTATAGACCTTTTCTTCGGTATCATACAAGGAATCACCGTCGGAAATCATCATATTTCTAACGGTCTCATAGATTACAGAGGTTAGCGCAAATTTATAAGCAAGGAACCCAACAAATGTGGCACCGTAGTCAAAATCAAAGGCGAATGGAGCATTATTCCAAGAAACTTCAAACGCAGCTGCACTCAATGGTGCGAAGAATTCTTTTTGAATTGTCGATTTTTCGAGTTTGTCTACACGGTCGGAAAGTAGGCTTACATACGCATATGATGTTACAGCTCCGAGCATAGCCGAAACACCTTGGTCGGCTCCTTGGGTAATAAAATATGATGCACTCAAGGCGGACCCATAACCAGCTGTAGAATTTTTAAGACTTTTCTTCAGGCGTCTGTACTCCCCGTTGGTTGTTGAGATGGTAGGTTTAGCGACGGATGTGGTGGCAATCATTTATTGTTTTTTATTGTTAACTAAGCTTTATCTTGCTTAAAAATTTTAGAACACAATAATATATGCCGTGTCAAAATTGTAAAAAGAAATGCGGAGTTCCCATGGATTGTAAATATTGCAAAGGTCAATTTTGTATGAAATGTTTTCGATTAGAAGTTCACAACTGTCCAGGTCTAGAAGATAAACTTAAGAATGACAGGGAAAACCTGAGTAAAAAACTGGCATTTGAACCACCACCTAAGCACTTAAAGATTTGATACGTAATATACGTAGGGGGCATAAGGTAAGTGAAAAGGTAAGAGCTGAGATGTCCGAGTGGTCTAAGGAGGACGACTTAAGATCGTCTGTGCTATGCACGCGCGGGTTCGAACCCCGCTCTCAGCATCCCCGGCACTCTTAGCTCAGTGGTAGAGCGCGCGTTTAGTAAGCTCGAGGTCACCAGTTCGAACCTGGTAGAGTGCAATCATATTAAAAAAGAATATCGCATTATCACAAGATGAATAAGGACCGGGCAATTCTTATTCATGATGTGGCGTCACTATCATTTCTAGTACCATTTTCAATACTATGTTTAGCGGATGTATTTTTCGGATATGTCGTGTATCCTATGTTTATTACACACGCGCTTACTGCGCATATAACGTATGATCTTGTATGGATATTAGTTCAACCCAGGGTTATACCCTCTATGAGAAGTTTTATCATACTTCATCACGTCATGACATTTATATATCTTCTCAGACCTCTTTTGGTTCCACAAGAGGCGCACCTTACAAGTCTTGCAGGACTTGTTGAGATTGATACATCTATTTTGATGATTCGACGATTTGTTCCCAGAAATAGCCCCTTTTATGAACATGTCGATAAATTATATTGTGTGTCGAATTTATTCATACGTGTGTACTATGAAACGTTTTTAACACTTTTGGTATACTTCTTGTATTCACAAACAGATTTATTTACTAAGATGTATATATTAGGTTGTCAGTGTTTCATAAACGTCTTCAGTTGTGGGATATGTGCACTCACTTTTTCAAAAAGGAATCCCGCTTTGAAGATGGATTAAAGATTTAAATCTAATATACTAATAGTATGCAAATTTTCGTAAAGACACTCACTGGAAAGACTATCACATTGGAGGTCGAGTCTTCGGACACGATTGATAACATTAAGGCTAAGATTCAAGATAAGGAGGGTATTCCACCCGACCAACAGCGACTGATTTTCGCTGGTAAACAGCTCGAAGATGGACGTACACTTGCCGATTACAATATTCAAAAGGAATCTACTTTGCATTTAGTTCTCAGGCTCAGGGGTGGCGGTGACAATGAATCTAAATCCAAGCCTAAACCAAAGCGCAAGCCCAATGCGTACATGAATTTTGTCAAAAAGAATCGACCCAAGGTTGTCAAAGATTTTCCCGACCTTTCATTTACCGAAATTGGTTCGAAGCTCGGTGAAATGTGGAGGGCACTTTCAGATGAAGAGAAAAAGAAATATTCTTAAGATATAGTAAGATGTTCAAGGACGCATCTAAGTCTATATCAACATACCTAATACCGGTATTATGTGTTCTATACATACAGTTCCCAATCTTAAGGAACCTCATCATACTGCACATGATTCCAATATCTATCATAGGTGTAGCAAATGCGGTAATACAAGAACGTACCCCATTCGAAAAAATAATGATAATTTTGGGTCATCTTGTTTTTTATTTACTTTTGGTAAATTATAAACCGACGACTTCAAATGTTAATTTATCTGCAAAACTCGTAACACTTTTAATTTCACTTGTGTTAATTTCAAGTGTTCCTACATGGACTTACGAACTTTCTAGAGAACAAATGATAGCCATGTATCTATTAATTTATCTCATGTTATTATAGGATGTGGTTGTACATAGTAGGAGTTGGAGCGATTCTTTATACTGTCCCGTATTACTGTTTAGTCACTGTATTTAAAGAACGAATAAGAAGAGGGTGTTCACCTAGAGGTTCTTCAATGTACTTAAGGGATATGGACCAAAACTATACATATGGCACCCCTGGGGGTTAAGAAACTTTCGTTTGATGCTCGTCTGCCTACTCGTGGTTCTGATGGTGCTGTGGGATATGATTTATATAGCTCCGAAGATGCGATTGTACCGTGTCAAGCGGGGCGAGCTTTAGTGAGTACTGGTATTGCACTTTCTATACCAGATGGTCTATATGGCCGTGTAGCTCCACGTTCTGGTCTAGCCGTAAAGCATTGCATCAACGTCGGTGCGGGTGTTATAGACCCCGATTATACCGGTGAAGTCAAGGTTGTCCTATTCAATCATGGGATGGAAAACTTTGAAATCAAGAAGGGTGACCGAATTGCTCAACTTATTTTAGAGAGATGCGAAACGCCTATGGTTAAGGAAATTGGTCTACTTGAAGAGACCCTCAGGGGTGATGGTGGATTTGGTTCTACAGGTCTTTGAGTTTATTGTTACAAAACCACATTGCTTCTGGTGTAGGCATAAAAAGAACGCCACGGCGCATTGTCATATATAATTTGGCCTTATTCAGATCAGGGTATGACCATAACAGCCATCTTTCCCAATATTCTGCCCTGAAAAAGTCCTCCCAGTCTTCTTCAGTGCTTTTATCTATTTGTAACATCTCCCTGTGAATTTCATACACGTCAGTCTCTATTCGTAACTTCTTAGGAATGATAGCACCCTTCCTAATAAGATGCGCACGCATGAGTCTGGGATTACCATGGTCTATATAATGTTCGGCACCTTTTTCACCAAAATCAATAGCTCTGTTATTAGGTAAGGTCACCCTGAGCTTATGAGTTACGGAAGGACTTGGTTGTAATACGACGTGCATATTAATTTCTCTTGTTAAAAAAATTCCATACATATCACTCCAATTGGAACTATTATAAGTATTACGACTGCGAATGCGGCAATCATCTTATATAAAGGTTTAGATGTTTTTATGATAAATGGCCCTTGGCAAGAAAAACGAAGATGCAACTACACGACTTACACCGGGTGAGCGTGATGCTATGTATACAAAGATGAAACAGGCTGCTATCGACAAGGCACTTCAGGGTGAAAAGGTTCGATACAAATCAAACTGTGACTCGGATAAGTTCAAAAAGTTTTTGGAACACCGACTTACAATTTGGGATGAAGTAAAGGATAAAACCTTTCATGGAAAACGTATGTTTGAAAAAACAAAGGTATTACTTGATAACTGGAATTAGTTACCGAATGCGACACCACCCATACCCTGCTTTAC